TACAGAGGATTTGTTTACTGACAATCGTGCTACAGCATGAGATACTGATTCTTTTCCTGCAAGAATATCTAGCACCGTATGTAGTTTTTCTTCTGCACAAACCTTAGTTCTATGCATAATAAATGCTCCCTTCCAAGTAGAGTGAGATTTTATTATTTCTCATGTCTACCTAGAAGGGAGCATATCAATAACTCGGGTGGGCTTCTTTGTTAGGTACATGGTTTTATTGAGCGCTTACCCTATCCGGGCGTACAGGCGAATAAGCAGTTCATCTGCGTCCAAAGCGTCGTCACCGACGACCAGGACCACCTGTGGATCCTCGACGCAGCCAAACTGCGCGGCAAAGACGTCGACCCAGGCGGCGCCAAGCTATACCGCGTCGACCTCGGGAGCAACGAAATTGACAAAGTCTACACCCTGAAAGCACCAGCCATCCTGCCCAACAGCTACCTCAACGACGTACGCATCGACACACAGCGAAAATTCGCCTATATGACCGATTCCAGCGCCGGCGGCATCCTCGTCCTGAATCTGTCCACAGGCAAAGCCTGGCGCGCTCTCACGGGCATACAGGAAGTCGCTGCCGAACCGCAGACACCATACCAGAAAGCCCGCCACATCAAACCAGCCGCTAGCGACGGCATCGAACTCAGTAAAGACGGCAACACCCTCTACTTCACGAGCCTCGGCGGCCGCCACCTCTACGCCATCAACACAGCCAGCCTGCGCGCCCCGGACCAGACCATGGAGGAACGGCAAAAAGCCATCGAAACCCTCAGCACCACCCTGCCCGGCGCCGACGGCCTCTGCCTGCAAGGCCACACCCTCTACATGGCAAACCTCCCGGAAAACAGCCTCTACGCCTTCGACCTAAAAACCAAGCAGGGGAGAACCATCGACACCCCACCCATCCGCTGGGCCGATACCCTCGCAGCCGCCCCGGACGGCACCCTCTACTTTACGACCTCCCAGCTCAACTACGACAAAAAAGACCGCATACCCTACGGACTTTACAAACTAGCAGAATAATGTAAAAAAAATTCAAAAAAAGACTTGCAATTTATGACTAAGTGGTGTAATATACTTTATGTGCTCAGCACTAAGGCACATAAAGCCATGGACCATTAGCTCAGCTGGCAGAGCACCTGACTCTTAATCAGGGTGTCCAGGGTTCGATCCCCTGATGGTCCACCATTCGGGAATTATCAGAACACTCCAGTGTTACAGGATTCTGTAATACTGGGGTGTTTTGTTGTCTATAATTGAACCGAATTTCAACAGCGTGCTCATGGATGATAACGGCCTGGATGAGGGCTGTGACAATAATGTATTTGTAACGGTCGTCATTAGCTACGCGCTTGGCAAGGGAGTGGAAAAAGAATTCTATGGTTTCCTGGTCCACGAAGTCGCGCTGATCTAATAGTTCTTTCCGGGCTACGTCTTCGCGCATGAAGGTAAGTTGACGTTCGTAGTCTTGTACGCGGGCTGTGAGGGTGCTGGAGATCATACCGGAATCGACGGCCTTCATGCAGTTGCTCAGTTTCTTTTCCAGGTCTTTGATGTTGTCCTTTAAAGCTTTGATTTCAAAGGATACATCCTGGCTTTTCTGGACGGCCATGGCCTGCTTGGCAATGGCTTCAATAGCTTTAGGATTATTAATGATGCGGAGCGTTGCGTTAAACACCTTGTCTTCCAGGCGGTCAGCGCGGATGTAGCCTGTATCACAGGCGTTCTGACGGGACGCGCAGACATAGTAATAGTACCGGACGCCTTGCCTCGACGTGCCGGACGTACCGGACATGAGGGCACCACAGTGGGCGCAGTAAAGCTTTCCGGATAAAAGGAAATTGTAGTCACTGTTAGACCGCGTTTTTTTGCGTCGCTTCATGACAGCCTGGGCAGCTGCGTAAGTATCCGGATCAATAATGACAGGGTAGACGTTGGCATGACGGATGTCACGCCAAATGAGAGTACCTGTATAGCGTTCATTGCAAAGCATTCGGTCCAACGTAGACATGCTAATAGGTTTCCCGTTTGCCGTCAGACAACCTGCAGCTGTCAATTCACGGATAATAGAGGATAGGCTGTGGCCTTCGATATAAAGACGGTATGCCTGACGCACGTAGGGAGCCTTCGTTTCATCAATTTGCAGATAGTGATCTACTACCTTGTAACCAAGAGGTACAGGACCGCCGGGCCATTTGCCTTCCAGCACGTTTTCCGTCATGCCACGCAGTACGTTTTCAGCCAGCTCGGCAGAGTAGAATTCTGCTAGGCCTTCAATGACTGATTCCAATAGAATGCCACTAGGGTCGCCTGGAATGTTTTCCGTGGCCGACATGATGCGGACACCATAGCCGTTTAAGATATGACGGTAGCGGGAGCTGTCATAACGGGAACGTGCGAAGCGGTTCAGCTTGTAAACCAAAATAAACTGAAAATGTTTTTGCGCAGCATCCTTAATCATATGCTGGAACTCCGGACGCCGGTCAGATCGTCCGGTCTGGGCACGGTCAATATAGGTGTTGATGACCTTCAGATTGTTACGTTTAGCGAAATCTTCGCAGATGCGAAGCTGGCCTTCAATGGATTCTTCGCGCTGCCGGTCGCTGGAATACCGGGCGTAAATGACTGCATATCTATTTTCTTTATTTTCCATGGCTTTATCCTTTCAAAGGGACAACTAGTTTGATATACTATGTATATGAGTTACCCCCCATTCGCACAGGCGGTAATCAGGATTTTAACAACTCTATACCATATCCGTCAGAGCTGCTGGCCGATATGGGGATAGCCCATTATCATGTTTGTTAGCCATGGTAATGGGCTATTTTATTGCCCTAGACTAGGACAAACAAGAGCTAAGTGATATAATATAAAAGACTTCAGGGTTATGAGTCATTGAATCACAACTAGGCACGAAAGAGACCTGTATGGAAAACCATGCAGGTCTCTTTCTTTTTGCCTGCAGCAATTAATTAGGCGTGCAATCAATTGTAGTTGAAATATAAGAATGAATTTGACCATTGTATACGTCAATTGTACTGAAATTACCATTTGTTTCAGGAAACGCTTCAGCCAATGTGTCACTGTGGTAATTCGTTTTTTCCTTAGTAACCATTGGGTCACTTGTATCTTTCGATGTATCAAGCTTCTGGGCGTCAGATGGGAGCATATCTTTGATGGCATCGTTTTTATAATATTTATTGCGCGGCTCAACGACAATATTAACTACTCGATTATCTAGATCGGATACAACAACCAATGTGACATGGGATCCATTAACGGTACCTGATTTAACCATATCTCCGGTAAATTCTCCATATTCCTTTTCCCACAGATTAAAGGTATCTCCAATGCCAGCCTTAACACCGATTTCTTTCACGACTTTCTTATGATTGGACTGAGACTGTGCTGCTTTTTCCTGGGCAACATCAGCAGGCATGGTATAGTTGGCCAGACCACTAAAAGCAATCATTAAGACAAGCCATACAGGAGCAATCTGTTTGCGTTTAATACTGGGACGCTGACCGAATAACCCCCATTTAGGCTTAATGAGGGATACAATGAGCATGATCAGCGAGATCACACAGAGAGCACCGAAGATTTGATACATTAAAACCACATCCTTTATAAAATTTTAAAATTACCAATCAAGACAGCGACATAAAAGTCTATGAGCTTCTGGAGCTGGTATAACATCTCTGGTACCGGGAGCCGCCTGTAGTAACCTTTCATCAATATCAAAACTGTAAGAGAGCAAATAAAGGGCGAACAGATTTGCTTCGTATTCGTCACGAGAGCGAGTAAAAGAAGCAGTATCAGCATGAAAAGAGTTAGTAGCGCCATGAAGCATTGCATGGCCAAGTTCGTGAGCTACTACAATATAAGCTTCACGATCATCAAGGGAATCATTAATTACGATTGTTTTTCTTCGAACAGGGCGTACAAGATAACCCTTTATCTTATCTGGCAAACTAGTATATACAATAGGAATACGCAACATAGAAGCTATTTCAATAGGATTTGCTGTGCCGGTTTTATTAACGAGGTTTTTTACACGTAGTTTAATATTCTTATGTACCATAAGGAGTTTTATTTTTTATTAGCTTTTTTAGCAGCATAAAAGGCTACTTCTAAAGATTTCATTATCATTGCACGTTCCTCTTCTGTTAAATTATAGGTATCTCCATTAAATACTATCTCTGTTTGCTGTAAGAATCTATTTAGATCTTTAGGAATCTTTACTAGTTCACCATTTGACAAGTCATACTTGTAACCACTTATAAGTTCTTCGAGAGGTGTATCTGTAGCAGATGCTATAGCCTTTAAAGATGACAGGCTAGGATTATATCTATCTTTTTCAATATCCCCAATATACGATCTAGATAGATTTGTTGCTTTAGCCAGTTCGTGCTGAGTCATTCCAGCATGCTTTCTAGCATTTTTAATATTCTCACCAAGACTATTCATATTTTTTACCTTCCTTTTAATGTGAGCAGATACCATGTCTATTTTTATTGTATGGTAAATCCGTCTATAATTAAATTATAATATATATCGGACGGAAATACTATTGACTTAGTGACGGAGATACGATACAATTACAAACGTAAGACGGTATATCACGGACAGGAGGTGACGCATATGGAAAATCTGGCAGAATTTATCAAACAGGCTAGAATTAAAAAAAGAAAAACTCAACAGCAGGTTGCAGATGAGGCTGAGGTATCGCGCCCCTACTATGCGGATGTTGAAAGAGGACGTTATACGCCAAGTTTAAAATTATTGTCTAAATTAGGGATAATATTAGATTTAGATCTTAATTTTTTGAAACAAAATGACGGAAAAACAAGTTCTTAAAATAAAATAGTCAGTTATACAAGTAAAATGGAGGGAGGAATATGGATAAAAGAAAAATCCCCATCGAAGAAAGACCAGTCATAATGCCACAGAAAGAAAGATGGGGACAACTGCCCGAATTCTTTTTGGTATGTATGAATGATTTGGCAAGAGAATACAAAGATGCACACAAAAAAGAATTCGAAGCCTGGAAACGGGCGAAGCGTGCAGCTGCAGGAGGCTGAGAAATGAGGTCATATTGTAAAATTTGTGGAAAAGAATTTGAAGGTGAAAATAACCGGAAGTTTTGTGCTGTCTGTGTTGATTTAATTCGTGTAAAGCGAGAGAAAGCAAAAGAAAAACATGAACGGACAGAGCATTGCATTATCTGTGGTGCAAAGATTGAAATACCAAGATTTAACAAGTTTACCTGCTCGGATGAATGTAGCAGCTTGCTTAACAGCGTCTATCAGATTAATAGACGGAGAAGGAGAAGAAAGAAGAATGCAAAAATAGGGCAGTCCAACCTAGATCAGCGGGTAAAAGAGGCCAATGAATCAGGGTTGACATATGGATATTACATGGCCATGAAACGAGGCCAGGGCAATGACTAAAAAAGTATGCAGTATATGCGGAAAAGAATATGAATTTGTACCGCATACCGGAGGGCACGTTATATTTTGCAATGCCTGCGTGAAGCGGGTCTTAGATCAGTTAAATAAACATGAAGAAATAGTAAAAAATGGCGGTATGTTCACGCACTGCGTGGTTTGTGGAAAACCCATTAAAAACCCTAACCCGCAGAGAAAAGCATGTAGTTCGCGCTGTGGTGAAACCATAGGGAAAATCAGGAGGACTGAATACGGTCGCCAGCATCCAAGAAAGAGCACGCAAACCAAAAAGAAACCAATAAAAAAAGACCTGCATGATAATAGCAGGCTTGATGAGAAAGCAAGGGCAGCAAATAAAATGGGGCTGTCATATGGAGAATATGTTGCATTGATGCGGAGGTAACATGGACGAAGAAAAGCTACAAGATAAAAGCGGGGCATATCCGGCGGCGGAGTTTTTAGCACCGTATGCTTTAGAAGACTATCAACGATTGCAAAAAAGATACGATGACATTAGTCGTAGGGCAGGGATAGCTCTGCTGGCTTCCATCGTCACTATGGCAGGCATGCTATACAGAGTAGATTGTATCATCCACGCAGGATTGCTATCACCTGGAATCATCTTCACGACAAGGGCAATCGTGTATTTATTCAAAACGTTTAAAAGCGACAGGGTGCCTGTGTTTAATAGCGAAGAATTGATAACCGAAAAAGTATACAAGGGAACACCGGAACAAGCTGCGTCATACCTCTTGTATAAGTACATCAATATATGTCATGAAATGCGGCCATTCGCTGAAAAAAAGCAAGCAAGGCTTGATGATGGCATGGGGTGGCTAGTACTGGGGATAGTAGTTTATATTGCCGGAATTATTATGGCAGCAATACAGTTAGGAGGCGTATTTAAATGACAAACAAGATGATGGCATCTGAACCGCTGGCTACTTGGATTAATTCAAACTACGAAAAGATGCAAACGAAGACAGCGGAACAAAGGGAACAAGAAAAAAGAGAAGCCGAAGCGGCTATAAAAGTTGCTAAGGAAGTGATGGCATTGCAAAACGAGGCGGATGCTTGGAAGGGAGCAACCTTGTTTCTGGCAGCCATTCTCATGGGCGTGGCCATGATCATTTATACTATGTGGAAATTTGGCCTGATTGTACGATGAAAAAACGCTACCTATCGGCAAATAGGTAGCGCCAAGAAAAAAGAGTTTATAAAAATTATCAAGTACATTATAGCACGGGCTAAATAATTGTAAAAGAGGTGGAACGATGGAGTTTCACAGTTTTAAGGAATTTGTATCTGCTATCGTGGCCGAAGCTGGAGGCTACTCATACGAAGAGACGCAAAGCATACGGGATATGCACAGCTTCGACCTGATCAGTGGAATGTTCAGGCATGCACCTAAGTTTACTATTTTATGTATAGTACATTATTTTTTATTGCAGGTTAATCAGCATTTAGCATGGATTGCCTTCACGGTGATCTGTGCATACATTACATATGTAATAGGGATGATGCATATATGAATACATTTTGTGTACTATGTGGAGAACCGCTAAAACACAGCGTGTATTGTCATTTGCAGAAGGGCTTCATATGCATGAAGCATTGCCCAATCTGTATGTGGTTCGAATCATATTCCGGTTGCTGGCACTGCGAGTATCCGGATCAAGATGAATCAAACAAGGGGGTGAGAAAATGATGATGGTGTACGTAAGTAATCCATATTCAGGCGCAGAATGCCTGAATACAATGTGTGCCAGGCACATGGTAGCGTCATTGGCTGCTATTTTCCCACATATTTATTTTTACAATCCCATAGACGCCATGAAGGCACAAGGGAAAGCAGAACTCAGCTATGAGAGCATCATGGCTCAGTGTAAAGAAGTGATAAAAAGGTCTGATGCCGTCATTTTGGGAACCGATTGGGAAACCAGCACCGGATGCCGAAAAGAAAAGGAATGGGCTGAAGAATTTGGCAAGCCTATCTATGTAAGCGCATACGAATTTATAGATGGCGGAGTCTACTGATGAAATGCTGGTACTGCCATAAAGAATTGGATCCAGGTGAATGGACCTGGGTTGCAATCTGGGATGGCACAAGGCGCAGGGTATGCAAGGATGATCGGACGTGTAAACCAAACACCGGTATACAGGGTAACGGACTCAGGCCAGCAATTCGCAAACAGCCAAAAAAACAAGATCTTGAAACAGAATAAACAGAGAATTTGATAGGGATAGAAATCGTCCCTATCAATTTTCATATAACGGCCTATATATAATACATATATATGTCAAAAAAAACACACCACCTTCGAGGTGGTAGGGGCTAGTAGTAGATACTATCTTTAGTTCCATTTTCTAAAGAGGTGAGATGATGGGGTTCATTCGAAACGTGAAATATTACTGCGGAGATGAATATCTGGAGACCGAGTTGTTTGAGATGCCAAACATGAACGACAGAGGGAAACCACTTCGCAGGAAGAAAGAAAAACCATCTACACCTGGAAAAGCGAAATGGAACAGGAAAAATGCTATCAGAAAGTTCCGGCAAAAAGTAATGACGAACTTTTCCAAAGAAGACTACTACATGACTTTTACCTTCTCGACGGAAAACATGCCAGAAACAAAGGAAGACGGGAAAAAAGAATTCCATAATTTTATTCGACGTATCAACCGCCGCAGAAAGAAGCTGGGCCTTGATGCGGTGAAATATATGGGGACCATGGAAAGCAAGGAAAAAAAGACAGGAACAACCTATCATTTCCATATGATTATCAGCGGCGGCCTGTCACGGGACGAAATGGAAGAGATATGGAAGAAAGGGCTGTGCAATGCAAGCAAGTTACGCATTGATGACAACGAACTCATGCAGAAACTTTGCCAGTACATCACGAAAAAAATAGACAGGAAGGAAAAGCATTCCAGATCGTATCTGTGCAGCCGAAACCTGAAGAACCCTATCATCAAAAAGAATGACTGGAAATTTTCTCACCGGAAGCTTAACGAACTAGCAGGGCTGACAGATTGCCCTGAAGTATGGGAAAGCATCTACATTGGCTACCAATTTATAGAGGCTTCGGCAGTATTCTCCGATCTGAATGGCTGGCATGTCATGGCCAAATTGAAGCGAAGGGACGTGAAGCAAAAGAAATGAAAATCATAATTCCTGGAACACTGCCTAGCCTGAACGAATATGTCCGGGCCTGCAGAGGAAGTGCTCATACTGGAAACAGAATGAGCAGGGATGCACATTATCTATGTAAGCTGGGCATGTTGAAATACCATGGCCAGCATATCGGGAGAGCACGCATGACGTTCATCTGGGTAGAGAAGAACCGGAGAAGAGATAAGGACAACGTTGCCTTCGGTAAGAAATTCATTCTCGACAGCCTGCAGGAAATGGAAATCTTGAGTAATGACGGCTGGAAAGAAATCGTAAGCTTTGAAGACCGGTTTGAAGTGGATAAGAAAAATCCACACGTGGAAGTTATTGTGGAAGAGGTCAAAGAATGAACGAAGTAATCACAAAAGAAATGATTATTCATTGCCTTGAGCAGTCCTATGATGAGTTTGAGATGTATATCACGCTGGTTGAAAAAGCAGAAGATGAGGTACGCTATGAGACCGGCCATGAAAGACAAGCTCGTCGCTTTCGTCAAAAGGCCCGTGGCAAAAGGAACGAAGCAATTAAGCTGGTGAAGGTTGCCAGAAAAATGGCAAAAGAAATGGGACTGAATAACTATTTTGAATGGATGTGGATTATTGAGCTTCTTGAAGAAATGGATGGCCATGATTGGAATGGCTACTTAATAGATGATGGATTGTTAATGCTGTCGTTTTATGAACACCTGAAGTATTTCATCAAAAAAGAGGAAGTGTAAATACCGGGAGGAAGGTGGAGTATGAAGAAAGAGCCACAGAAGAAAAGCATGAAGGATAGAGGAATTATCCTGGAAGAGATGGGCCTGATCTGTGTCAAAATCAATGAGCTGTTGCAGGATTGGATTCACGCCTACGACTTCAGCAGGGAAAGCCAAATGAATTTCATCAAACGGGAACTCATGTCCAAACTCATAGATCTATACATTCGCGCGGAAAAGTTGGAGCTTGAGATTGATATGGATTGGCTCTGGCTCATCCAGAAGATCATGATGCTGCCAAAAGAATCCAGTTATCAGGGATTTAAAGAAGAGGCCATTCATAGTGCCTGGTCAGCTATACAGTATGCAGAAGAAATTGAAACGAAACTATTTACAGAACGAGGAGATGGTAAGGTGAGATGTATTGCCTGTGGGAAAAAGTTTACGCCGAAGATGGAATCATTGCTCTGTGATTCTTGCTTTGAGCAAGCGAAAGAACGGATGCGGAAAACGGAGTCTGGGAAATGCCCAATCTGTGGCGGGAGCGTAGCCTTTAATGAATTCCATCAGAACAAAGTAAATGCAGGAGTATATGCATGCAGTGCCAAATGCAGACGGATACTGAAGCTGGTGCAGCACCGGCTGTCCATGGAAAAGGCGGTGAAAAAATGAATGTAGTCGTCCTGATCGGCAGGCTCGTCAAAGACCCTGTCACCAATTACACGCCTGATGGTACAGCTGTCAGCAGCTTCACGCTGGCAGTCAACCGGCCAAAAACAAGAGACGGGAAAGAACAGGCAGATTTTATCCGGTGCATAGCCTTTAATAAAACAGCCGAAGTTGTAGACAAGTACGTCCGGAAAGGTCGCCAGCTTGCCATCCATGGACAAATCCATACAGGCCATTACGAAAAAGACGGCAGAACCTACTACACTACAGACGTAATTGTGAATCGAATGGAATTCACCGGAAAAAAAGAAGACAACACCATAACAAACACAGCCACGCACAACGGCTTCAACGACATGGGCCATGATGCGGGCCAAGACGAAGACATACCATTCTAGGGGGGACGAAGATGGCAGATGAAAAGAAAAAATATACAATGAGTGCAGATGAAATGCCAAGATGGTACCATCCACAACAAGGACAATTTACACACACACTAAAAGAGAGTGAGAACGGATTCATCCATGGATTCATCCAGAACCAGCTCGTAAGGGATGCGACAAAAGGGGAAATTGTATTTGACGCAAACACAGGGAAACTTGTCTCTTATGATGATGACGAAGAAACAAATGATGAAGAACACGAAGAATTCACGGGAATAGGTGAAGCCGAAGTGATAAATAGGGAAAGAAAACTGGAACAAAGAATTTGGGATCTCTGGGGACAGGAACAATTTACGCCCTTGGATACAAAAGAAGCGCCCACATTTGTTATTCATGACATTGAAATGATACTGCGGGATATGTATGAAATTTATCCGGAACTTTGGGAAAACAAAGTAGAAATCAGCGCGTTATCCATGGTCAATGACTGGACCTGGCAGCACAAGCTGACAGTATACGAACGGGAAAAGAGAAAAATTTTAAAAGTAAAGGAGCCGGAAGATAATGACTAGTGAACAGGACCTTATCGACATGCTGGATGAGCTGCTTGAAGAAGTCTTAGAATGGCGTGACGCATGGGAAAGCAGGGAAACAGAAAAGGCAGAAATCCTACGGGATTATGTAAAGTGGGACATGGCTAAACTGGTAGTAGAAATCCGTTGCTCAGGTGTGACGGTAGACAAGGGAACACTGACAAAACTAGAAAAGTGCATCGAATATCTGCCGAAGAAAGAGTGTACACTTGGTTACGGAGAAGAATGCGCAAGAAGAGCCAAGAAGTATATAGACGCACTGATGAAAGAGTTAGGAGCTGAACGAGAATGGTGGAATACAATTTAAAAAAGAAGAGTGATATGCGTAAAATTTGCACCTATCAAATTGATTGGGATAAAACACCTGCTGTAATGGCTGGTTGCGTTGAATGGAGAATTATAAACTACGAAGGATGTGAAAATACAGAAATTGTATTGCCTGTATCAGGAAAGAAGATAGATGGCTACAAGAGAAGCTATTTGGTAGCCAGGAATGAACGGATTGAAGATAACGTGATAGAACTCTACAGAGTTATCGTTTGTACAATAGATCAGGCAGTAAGAGAGGTGAAGGATGTAATCGAGACAGGGTTCATATTGGCGAGGGGAGGGACGGATTGATTGACGGGTAAGGAATATCTCTGGAATATCAGGAAACAACGGAACGCGCTGATGGTTACGCAAGAGGAAATCATGGAAGTCAAGAAAAAAATCCTCTACGAAATACATTGTGGCGTTGGTATGGGAACGTCAGGCGGCAAAGGGTCTGACATATCTGACCGGGTTGAACGCTGGGAAAGTTACCTGGAAAAGATAAAGCGGGAGGAAAACCTATACATCAGGGCACGTGATGCGGCCAAAGGGAAGATAAACAAAGTAGAAGACGGAGATGAACGCGCATTACTTACAGCACGGTATCTGATCAATAAAAAATGGGAAGACATTGCCTCTGATATGGATTACAGCGTACCAGGAATTTACAAATTACACGGGCGTGCACTCATCCATTTTGAAAAGGCAAATCCCGAAATCAAGCGAATGAAAAAGAGTAGATAGAAGTATAGTATCCACTTAGGTTATAATTAAAACAGAGAGATTTACCAAAGGCATTGCGTATATACGCAGTGCCTTTTTGCGTACACGAATGTAAGGAGTTGGTAGCATGGTTTATTGTCAAAACAGGAGATGCAGACACCATCCTAAAGGATGCTGCCTGAACATGAGATTGGTCATAGATCGTGAGCGCTGCATTTCCTTCGAGCCAAAACGGAAAGCCAAAAAGAAAACGCAAACAGATTTAAATCATGAACCCGTTCCCAATCGGAAACGGAATTTGATATTGAAATAGGTGCGCCATGGCCAGAGAATGGAACGCGCCTATATACAACAGCCAGCGCTGGAGGAAGGTAGCAAAGGCTTACGCAGCATCTCAGCATTATATCTGCGAGCGGTGCCATAATCAATCATTCATTGGCACCGGTAAGGAACCGCACTGGATCGTACACCATAAGCAGCACCTGACAGCAGACAATGTACAAGACGATAACATTGTCTATGGGTGGGATAACCTTGAGCTGCTGTGTATCTACTGCCACAACGCTGTTCACGCGCCGCAGGGCACCGGGAGGACCTGCCAGTTCGATGAAAATGGAAATCTGGTAGGGATTTTGGGAGAAAAATAGGCCATACCCCCCTTTATCGAAAACAATTTTCCAAAAAATTGACGCCGGGGGCGGCCATTCGTGTAACACGCAAGGCGCGCACGAGGGGGGTGTAGTCATAGCTGTTGCTTATAAAGATAAAGCAAAAAAAGAGGAGGTGGATGACGATGGCCAGATTAAAGGAAAAAACAATCATAAAACGCCGAAAAGAGAATTTAATGAAGATTTTTTCCGACATTGACGGCGATAAAATGACACTCGTCGAGCCGTCCATCGAACAGGCTGCCAAAATGGAGCAGTACATCATGCGCCTCTCTGAGCAGCTTGACGAAGTCGGCTTTATCGAAGAGTACCAAAACGGCGAAAACCAAAAAGGGAAGAAGGAGTCAACGGAATCGAAGGCATACAGCACCATGGTCAAGAACTACAATGCCATCATCCGGACACTGCTGTCATGCCTGCCTGAAACAGACCAGAAACAGGCAGAGGACGAAGTGCTTGACTATCTCAAGCGCAGAGTATGAACTACATCGAAGAGTACTATGGCCAAATCCTGGACGGTCGTGTGGCGGTATCTGAAAAAGTGCGCCGCGTATACAAGCATCTGGTCGATAAATTGCACGACACTGGGAGTCAATACGTATACGACGACGAAAAAGCCAAGTACGTCATCGAATTTGTAGAGACATTCTGCTGCCAATCGAAAGGGACCTGGGGTGGCAAGCCGCTGAAACTGGAACTGTGGCAGAAGGCGGCCACAGCTGCCCTCTTCGGCTTCGTCGATAAAGACACGGGCCTGCGGGAGTATCTGCAGCTCATCCTCATCGTCGCGCGAAAGAATGGGAAATCGACCTGGGCGGCAGGCCTGGCCTTGTATCTGCTGGTAGCTGATGGGGAGCCGGGCCCTGAAATCTACAGCGCAGCAACCAAAAAAGACCAGGCGAAAATCATCTGGAACGAAGTAGTGAGCATGATCAAGAAGTCGCCCGCACTCAATAAGCATCTCAAGTGCCTCGTCAGCTCAATAAAATGCCGGTTAAATGAAGGCGTCTTTGAACCGCTGGGATCAGACAGCAACAAGCTCGATGGTCTGAACGTCCACGGCGCCCTCATCGACGAACTGCACGCCATCAAAGACAAGAACCTGTACGACGTCCTCGTCGACGGCATGACAGCCCGTGAACAGCCTATGTGCATCATAACCACCACGGCAGGCACGGTCAGAGACAACATCTTTGATCTGAAATACGAAGAATGTGAGCGTATCATCAAGGGCTATGACGACCCGGAGGGATACCAGGACGAAACGGTCCTGCCCATCGTCTACGAACTCGACAAGAGGGACGAATGGACGAAGCCGGAGTGCTGGCAAAAGGCCAATCCTGGCCTGGGCACCATCAAACAAGAAGAAACACTGGCCAAAAAGGTCTACCAGGCGCAACACGATGCGCTGCGCGTGAAGAATCTGCTATGCAAAGACTTCAACGTTCGGGAAACGAGCGGGGAGTCTTTTTTCACATTCGAGCAGCTTAATAACGAGACCACCTATGACCTGGCAGAGCTGGCGCCACGTTATGGCATAGGCGGCTTCGACCTGTCCGAAACGACGGACTTGACCTGTGCCACCTTGCTCTTCTGCGTCCGGGGCAATCCCAACATCTACGTCAAGCAGATGTACTGGATCCCAGAGGACCTGCTGGAAAAACGGGTCCATGAAGACCAGATCCCTTATGACATTTGGGAGAAGAAAGGCTGGCTTCGGACCTCGCCCGGCTTCAGGAATGACTACCGCCTCATCTTGGACTGGTTCGTCCAAGAAATGGAACAGGACGACATCTACCTGTTCAAATGTGGCTTCGACCGCTGGAGCGCAGCCTACCTGGTACAGGCCATGCAGGAACGCTTCGGCGAAAACATCATGGTCCCTGTAGCACAAGGGAAGCAAACACTATCCGGGCCGATGAAGAACCTGGCCGCAGACATGACAGCCAAGCGGATTATTTACGACAACAACCCAATATTGAAATGGTGTATGGCCAACGTGGCCGTTGACATAGATCGCAACGACAACATCCAGCCCATGAAGACCAGTAACCCGCGCAAACGTATCGACGGCTTTGCTTCACTGCTCGACGCCTATGCCGTCTACGAACAAAACAAGGAAGACTACATGAATTTGATTTAGGAGAGTGAAGGCATGATCATCGTAAACAGTCTTGGAAATAAAGCATTTAACCTGGACAAAATAAAAATTATCTTTATCGACGACATGGAATACACCATCAACGCAGTAACGGATATGGGTGACGTTGAAGGAGTCGGAGAACTGGGGAAATATAGAAACTACACAGAGTGCAAGGAAGCCTTTGAAAAATTGATGGATCGTATTTATGATCAGCGCACAGTCGTATATATGCCGGAACGGAAAAGATAATAAGCAGGGCTGAATTATAGCAGAAAGGGGGTGAGAACGTGGAACTAAGAAGTCTATTCAAGTCCATCTTCGGCCTGGGCAAACACAAGGAAAACCTGACCCGGGCGAAGCTGCTGGACGGCTACAGCAATGACTATATGCCCTACGACGGAGAGGCCTATGACAACGCTACAGGCCGCAACTGCATCGACACCATTGCCAGGCACGCTGGGAAATTGCATCCGAAACACATTGTCCGGAAGAATGGCAACATCATCAAAGTAGCCGATGACAAGCTGCAGTATCTGCTCTCTGTCCGGCCAAACTGGCTGATGACAGCATCGGAATTCATCGAGAGGGCCGTTGCGCAGTACTACTGCTACAACAACCTCTTCATCTACATCCAGCGCGATATGCTGGGCAACGTCATGGCCCTGTGGCCGCTCAATTTCAACAACCTGGAGCTCTACGAGGACCGGAGCGGCAACCTCTATTGTAAGTTTACCTTCGGCTCGGGCGATCAAGCGACCGTCCCCTACACGGAGATGATTCACCTCAGGCGTCATTACAACCGTGACGACGTCTTCGGAGACCCGGATGGCCAAATCCTGAAGGAAGACATTGACCTCTTGAAGGCCGTCAAGGTGGCCATCATCAACATCGTCAAAAACTTCAACCGCCTGCGCGGTATCATCCAATGGACCGGTACAGTCCGGCCTGAAGACCAGAAGGCCATGTGGGATGACTTCGTGCAATCCTTCGCCGGACCTAGCAACGGCTCAGGAATCGGCGCGCTGGATAACCGGGGCAAGTTTCAGCAGCTTACGACGGACACACAAACCTTTGATAAGGCCCGTATGGAATTTGCCAGGGATAACCTCTACAAATATTTTGGCGTCAGTGCCAACATTGTGGCAGGAAGCTATACAGAAGAGGAATACCAGGCCTTTTACGAGTCTGTCATTGCCCCCATCGCCATCAAGCTGAGTCAGGAATTCACGGAAAAGATTTTTACGCCAAAAGAAAGAGGCTTTGGCAACGAAGTTGTCTTTGAAGCAAACCGCCTGTCTTACATGAGCACCGAAAGCAAGGTCAAGATAGCTGCGGCTATGATACCGGCAGGAGCTATTAAACGAAACGAAATTCGCGAACTATTTGGGTATGCCGGACTGCCAGGCGAAGAAGGCGAGCAGATTGTAGTCAGCCTGAACTACGTCAAGTCTACAGACCAGACGAAGTACCAAACCGGGCAGGAACCTGAGCCGAAACCAGCAACGGAAGGAGGTGAAGGAAATGAAGGGAAAAACGGAATACAGAAGCCTGACGGTACAGGCTGATGGAAATAATGAAGATAGCCTGCACGTCGAAGGCTATGCCGTCGTCTTCAACGAAGAAACGGTCCTTTGGCGATCGCGCTGGAGCGGCATTGAATACCGTGAAGTCATCGAAAGCGGCGCCATTGATGCGGCCACAGACATGAGCGATGTCGTCATGTACTACAATCACAGCGACGTCGCCTACATCCTGGCCAGGACCCAAAACAACACGCTGCAGCTGCAGGTAGATGAAAGAGGCCTGAAGATTAGCGCAGACATTGCGCCGACGACCTGCGGCAAGGACATCTACCAGCTCATCAAGCGCGGCGACATCAGCAAAATGTCCTTTGCCTTTTCCGTCGATAAGGAAGCCGAAGAAGAAGACAGAAATGCGAAGACCAGCACGCGCAGGGTGCAGCACATCGGCACCATCGTTGACGTCAGTCCCGTCGACATGCCTGCCTATGACGGCACCACTATCGTGGCCCGCTCGCAGACGGAAGAAATCGAAGCCCTCAAGCAGGCTGAAGAACGCTTGAAACAGGAATTGATTGTAAAAACATATCTCTAAGGAGGCAGCAACATGAACAAAAGACTCGCTGAAATCCGCAGCCGCAAGGAAGAAATCCGCACGGCACTGGAAAGCAACGAAACCGTAGACCTGAGAGCCTTGCAGGACGAACTCGCCGCTCTCGATACAGAACAGAAAGAACTTGAAGAACGTGACAAAATTGCAGCACAGATTAATCTTGGCCAGAAGCCGGAGGGAATCCAGATGAGAGAAAAACCGATGACAGAACCGAAGACCATTGAAAGCGAAGAATACCGCAAGGCCTTTATGGACTACGTGGTCCGGGGCACGGCAATCCCCGCAGAATTTCGGGCCGTAGCCAATACGACCGACGCAGGCGCCCTGATCCCACCGACGACGCTCAACCGGATCATCGAAAAGGTGCGCACGTATGGCAATATCCTGCCTCTCATTACGCGCACAGCCTATGCATCCGGCTTGGCCATTCCTACCAGTAACGTCAAACCGGTAGCTACCTGGGTAGCAGAAGGCGCAACCAGCCCGCTGCAGAACAAGACGCTCGGCACCACCATCACCTTCAGCCACTTCAAGCTGCGCTGCGCCGTTGCCGTCACGCTGGAAGTAGAATACATGACGCTCTCTGCCTTTGAAGACACCATCGTCAACAACGTAGCCGAAGCCATGGCAGTCGCCCTGGAAGAATCCATCATCAAGGGGACAGGCTCGGGTCAGCCTACAGGTATCATCCACGACCTGGAAAAGGGCACGAAATTGCCTGTGGACAAACTCGAATATGACACGCTCATCGAAGCAGAAGCTGCCCTGGAACAGGCCTATGAAGCCGGCTCTGTATGGGTCATGAGCAAACCGACCTTCATGAAATTCGTCGGCATGGTCGATGCAGACGGTCAGCCTATTGCCCGCGTCAACGCCGGAATCAATGGCGTGCCTGCCCGTACCCTGCTTGGCCGCAACGTCGTCCTCTGCGACTATCTGCCTACCTATGCAGATACCCTGACCAAGACCGACGTCTTCGCCTTCATCTATCGCATGAAAGACTACGTCCTGAACACGAACTACAGCGTGGCCATGAAGGTCTACGAAGACAACGAAACGGATGACATCATCCGGAAGTCTATCATGATCGCCGACGGCAAACCTGTAGACTTCAATTCTCTCATCATGCTCACGGGTAACGTCGGCTAAGGAGGGATAAGTCATGGCCGTAACCTTAGGGCAAGCTAAAAATTACCTGAAGTTAGACGCTGATCTGACCGATGATGACGAACTGATCACGAGCCTGATAGTTGCGGCCCGTGATTATATCCGGTACACGACGGGCAAAACAAGTGCAGGAGAAGATGATGGCCTCTATGACTTGTGCGTAAAAATGTTGGTAGCCCATTGGTACGAAAACAGGACCATCTACAGTGCAAAACCGGGAGCTATCAACGATATTCCGCACTCAGTCACGGCACTGCTAATTCACATTGCACAATGTGGCGCGTATACAGGTGATGCCAATGATTAACGTTGAGATTGGGACGCTGGACAAAAGGGTAACGCTGCTTAAATACACGGAGACAAGAGATGACTATGGTCTGACACATCAGGCCTTAGTAGATGCTATTGGTAATAGTGTATGGGCACGAATAGAACCAGCACGAGGGAAAACGTACTATGAGCAATACCGGGACAAGGTAGAAATGATTACAAAGGTAACTATCCGGTACAGGCCAGGCATCACAACAGACATGTTAGTAAAGTATGGCCAGACCATCTACAAGATAACTTCTGTCGTGGACCCATATGAGGCGCATGTAAAGCTTGAATTAATGTGTAACCGTAAACAGGCAGGTGATGTGGATGTCAATGACACTTGAGGAATTCATTGCCAGGCTAGAGACTATGCAACGGGAATATCCAGCAGATGCTGGGGAAACCTTGGAAAAGGGCGCTAAACGCATGGTCAGAGCGTTAAAAAAAGCGACGCCGGAAAGCGGCAGGAAAAAGAGCAGCCGGCAGCACCTGAAAAACCGCTGGAAGCTGAAGATGGTAGACAAGATGGACGCGCAGCCTGTAGCCAACATCAAGAACACGGCACCACATTACCATCTGGTAAACAGGGGCGTGCAAAATCCGAAGGATGCGCATGGGAATCCGAAACCGGAATGGCACGCCGCGTTAAATCGTCATGTGAAATTCTTTGAAAATGCAGTAGATGCAAACTGGGATAAAACCAGAAAAAGCATGGAAAAGGATTTCTACAAGAGAGTGAGGGAAAAGCTTGAGTGAGATTGTAAGACAGGCGCAGGTCATGAAGACCGTCGTATCGATGCTGACAACGGAATTTAATTGTCCGGTATATTCTGACGAGGTACGGGAACACTTCAGGAAACCTTGCTTTTTCATCAGCGGAAACTCCACCATGACGCCGCAAACACTGAACTGGGTAGACAAGGAACTGCGGATTACACTGGACTACTACGCTAAAGACAACGAAAAAAATGAAATTACGTATATGGACGTAATCGATCGCGTGCAAAGCCTGTTTGCTGTTGGCATTGATGCGGGTGAGCGAAATCTGAAGATAGATGAGGTAGAAGATGATCGTGTAGGCGAGGAAGATGATGTACTGAGCATTACGCTCACTATCCTCTACAAGGAACGGGTCAATAAAGCGGCCTCTACAGCAGAAACAGCAGATACAGTCAGCATGAGCATCAATCACAACGCCGGGCGCGCTGACAAAGAAACATACGGCGCGGTTATTACAAAAGAGACAATTTAGGAGGTAAAATATGGCAAAATTAGGTATGCCTTCTGTGCAAATCAGCTTCCTTGAAGCTGGCATTGAAGCAATTGAACGTAGCCAACGCGGTATTGTCGCACTGCTGCTGGAAGAACCACAAGCTACCATTACCAAGCTGCTGACTGATCATCAGGATGCTTCCAGCACGACGACCATCAGCGCCATTACCAATCCGTTTACGGTTTATACCACGGATGACATTCCAACGGAACTGACGGAAGATAACAAGGACTACATCACGAAGGCCTTGCTAGGCTACACAAAAGCACCGTACCGGATAAAAGTATATTTGCAGGCGACGGACGAAAGCCAGGCAGAAGAAGCAGACAAGTTTGCAGCTACCTTGAAAACGCTGTCTACAGATCGCTGGGATTACCTGGCTATCCCTACAATCGCTTCGGCACAGCTTGAAAGTGTTACAACCTGGATTAAAACGAACCGGGACAATAAATTTAAACGCTCTAAGGTAGTTTTACCGGGAGAAGCAGCTGACTACGAAGGTGTTATTAATTTCAGTAACACGACCATCAAAACAGCCGGCAAGACGTATACAGGCGCACAATATACGCCTCGTATTGCCGGCCTGATTGCAGGTACACCGCTGACCATCAGCGCGACTTATGCACCACTTCCGGAAGTCATTGACTGTGACCGTCATTCCGTTGATGAAAATGACGAAAAAGTAAATAAAGGCGAATTTTTCATTTTCTTCGACGGTGAAAAATTTAAGATGTCGCGTGCCATGAACAGCCTGGTAACGACGACACAGGGAAAACTGGAAGCCTATCAGACGATTAAGAGCCTGGACATTATGGATGCCATTTACGATGACATTAAAAAGACAGCACAGGACAATTATATTGGGAAGTATCCCAATGATTATGACAGCAAACAGCTTCTGATCAGTGCCATTACAGGCTATTTACGCGAACTGGAAGACGGCAGACTGCTGGAAAAAGGCTACAGCAAAGTAGATATTGACGTCGAAGCCGTCAAGAATTATCAGATTAGCCATGGCCTGTATACGGCAGACCAACTGGCGGACATGACAGATTTGGAAATTAAAAAGCTGGATACGAAGAAATTGGTATATCTCAAAGCAGATATTAAAATCCTGGACGCTATGGAAGATATTGTTCTTCCTATCAATATTTAGCGGAGGTGATCCTAAATGGAAGCAATGAATGCACAACAGGTAATGTCCGGGACAGAGGGTGAAGTTTGGATTAATGACCAGTATATGGCGCAGGTAACTGCGTTTAAAGCGGAAGTCACTCTCGTGAAGGAAGAAGTAAACCAGGTAAAAAAACGGGGAAAGCAGTATAAAGTAACAGGCTGGGAAGGAAAAGGAACAATCAAGATGAATCATGTATCTTCGTACATGGTGCAGATTATGGCCGACAACATCAAAAATGGCCACCAGACGGTTTGCACGATCGTCGTCAAGCTCTCGGATCCGGATGCCATTGGTGATGAACGTGTCGTTATTCGTGATGCTACCTTCGACAAGCTCACGCTTATGGATTGGGAAGCGAAGAAACTCACCGAAGATAACTATGACTTCACGTTTACGGACTACGACATTCTCGACGCAGCCGAAGAATAGGAGGAACCATGAATTTAGCTGAAGCATTACTGGCCGCAGATAAAGGGAAACTGACTGCGGCGGCAAAAAAAACGTATGAAGTAAAAAGGCTTTCTGAGTTACTTGGGGAGCCTTTTATATTGGAGCTGCAGCAAATTCCCAATCAACGGGTAAAGGAAATCAGGGAAAGCGCCATTTCCTATAATGGAGAAGACCCGGAAACAGATGAAGAAAAGCTGTGCATGGGGTTTATCTGTGACGGGATCGTCAACAAGGACTTCAACAACAAAGAGCTGCTGAAAGCCTATGGCGTGGCCACGAAGAAAGAACTCTTCCTGAAACTGTTTAACGCAGGTGAAATCCTGAAGATCAGCGGTGAAATTTGCAAGCTTTGCGGCTTCGTAAAGGATGAAAGCAAAATAAAAAACTAATCAATTCCGATGGTACCATTCAGGCCATGTATTTTCACTATGTGAGACATGGCCTGAAACCATCGGAATATTATAGTATGGGGCCTGGGGAACAGGCTATCATCAATGCCTTCATGGAAAAGGAACTGGAAGATGAAGCGGCAGAACGTAAGAAAATAGAAGACATGATGAAAACAAACAAAAAATCTAAAATATAGATAAAAAATGCAGGAAAGCGTAAAAAACTGCAGAAAGGAGGGAACTATGGCAGAAATAATTGACCTTGTCATGAGGCTTCAAGATCAGGTAACAGGAACGCTGGGACATATCCGGAACGAAATGGAGCAACATAACCGGACATATCAACAAATGGGAAGAAACTTATCCAACGCTGGGCGCCATGTATCAGCCCTGGCAGGTGCCATGATGCCATTAAGCGCAGGGATAGCTGCAGCTGGAGCTGTCGGGGTAAAAACGTTCATGGACTTTGACCAAACGATTACAGCGGCAGGTGTAAAAGCCGGAGCAACATCGGAAGAAATGAATCAGATGCGTGATGCGGCTGCACAAATGGGCGCTAAATTTCCAACGACTGCGCGTGATGTAGCCGCTGGCATGGACCGCTTGGCTGCAGGTGGTTTTAACGCCTCTCAAGCTATTGGAGCAATGCCAGGTATCATAGAAGCATCGATTGCGTCCGGGGAAGATTTAGCACAGACGTCTGATGTCATTACAAGCGCACTATCCATCTGGAATCTCACAACCGGAGACGTGGCAGCCAATACGACGCACGTGGCCGACGTGATTCAGGCGGCAGCCAACTCGTCAAAACTAGGCATGCAGGATTTTGGCCTGGCCATGCAATACGCAGGCGCACCTGCAGCTGCTTTGGGAATCAACATCGAAGAACTTGGTACTGCTATGGGTATCATGGCCAACAATGGCATTGAAGCCAGTACCATAGGCACGTCATTAAAATCTACGTTGTCCAGGTTAGCATCTCCACCGGCTGCGGCTGCGAAAGCATTGGAAGAACTAGGTATCTCTTCAGCGGATTTGCAAAAAGGAGACGGCAGCTTTATTGGCCTGTCCGGAGCAGTAGATCTATTGCGTGGTAAAATGCAGGGTTTATCTGACGTGCAACAAATAGCAGCCCTAACGGCTATTGCAGGGGAAGATGCGTATAATGGCCTGATGGCACTTATCAGAACAAGCCCGGAAGCCTATCAGCAAATGAGTGACGCCATTACAAATAGCGCCGGCTCGTCGCACGCAGCCTATATACAGATGCAGAAGACGCTCAAAGGGAGCATTGATGCTCTTATGAGTTCTGTTGAAGCATTGGGTATTTCCTTTGGCTCGGCCTTGGCACCTACCATCCAGAGCGTGGCCGGAGCATTGAAGGAAATCGCAGACACCTTTACCAACCTTTCGCCGGAAACTAAGACCATGATCATCCACGTCGGTGAAGCTGTCCTGGCCTTTACGGCGCTCACCTACGCCACAGGAAAGGCCCTAACCATTGCCGGGAGTATCTCCAGGACATACGGGCTTATAGGCAGGGTCCTGAACGGCGGCACCATCAGCAATAAAGCGCTGCAGTTTGCTGTACAGCAAACATCCGGGGCTTTTTCAGCTCTGGGAAGAGCACTGCCCGCACTCATGGGACCCATGGGCCTGGTAGTTGCAGGCGTGGCACTGGCGGCCTACGTCATTTACAAAAACTGGGATACAATTGGACCATTCTTTACAACACTGTGGAACAACGTCAAAGGTGCCTTTTCTGCAGCCTGGGATTCCATTTCACCGCTGTTAGATGCGCTGCGTGGTGCCTGGGATACGCTGATGGATTCCTTCAGCGAGGGAGAAGGTGTATTTGGTGTATTGAATGCCTTGTCTGACGTACTGGCTGCAGCTCTCTCAGGCCCGCTCTACGCAGGTGTTGTTATTGTGGCCGGTGTTGTGTCAGGCGTACTCTCGACGGCCTTCAATTTAGTCGTCAATTCGATTCGTATGGCCATAGGCGTATTTACGGGCCTTATCAAACTTATCACAGGCGTCTTTACTGGTGACTGGGAAACAGCCTGGGAAGGTGTAGTACAGGTGTTTGACAGTGTATTTGGCGGCCTGAAGGGAATTGTTGAAGGCATTATGGCTGGCATCAAATCAGCCATTAATGCAGTCATTGCTGGTATCAATAACATCAGTGTCGATGTACCGGATTGGGTACCGAATTACGGTGGCCAGCACATTGGCTTCAATATCCCATACCTGGCACGAGGCACAAGGGATTGGCCAGGCGGGCCGGCTGTAATCAACGACCGTGGCGGCGAAATTGCTTACATGCCTTCCGGATCAGTTGTACTGCCACATGATAACAGCATTCGTGCAGCTTACAATATGGGTTCTCAAAATGGTAATCAGATCAGCGTCAATGTCAATTTCTATGGGACTAGTGTCAATAATATGGGCGACATAAAGGAAATTGCCAGACAGATAGCGGCTGAAATCCAACGGGAAACGGAAAAGATTGCAATTAATAATACAGTGGGGGCGATTTAATGAGCAGTTTTATAAATTTCATCAATACGGCTTCCAGCGTCCTCTCTGAAGTATTGGGCGCGCTGGGTGGTACAAGTAATGGCTGCACCTTTACATTGGCCGGAGGAACAGCCAGTGTAAGCTTCCCAATAAGCCCGGCAGACTTCAAGGTCTCCAATTCGTACAACAACCAGACGGTAAACATCAATAACCTGGGTGAGATCAACATGCTGGGAAAACGAGGTTTGGCCAAGATGCAGTTTAAGAGTTTTTTCCCGGCTCAGCCTTATACCTTTTCGCAGACACTGAGCGCTGCAGGACCGTATGACTACGTAGCACAAATCAAGACCATGGCCGAAAGTGGCCAGCCTTGCACCATCTCGATTACAGGCACAGACGTAAGCATGCCTGTAAGTATTGATGACTTCACATATTCGGAACGGGACAGCACAGGCGACGTATATTTTGAGCTGTCTCTCAAGGAATACCGCTACATCATGCCGGCTTCGGACGTGACAAGCGACACGACGGGACTGAAGAGCCGTGTAGCTGATTTGACCGTAGAAAAGCAGACCACTTGCTTCGGTGTATCAGCAGCCAGCCTGGATACTGCACAGAGGGCCATACAAAAAACGACGAGTATTGCCAACCAGGGCGCACGTGTCTTAGGCCTGTACAAGGCCATGGTCAAATCCGGAGGCATTACAGCTGGGACGGTCCTGACGACGACAGCAAAAGCAGTCGCCACAAAGGGCAAATCTCTTTATACATGGTAGGTGATGGCCGTGATCAGTATCAGATACAGTGACCCGCCGGAAACCGATGCCGAAGCAAAAGCACGTAAGGAAAACGGCGGTGCAGAACCGAAGGACAACGTAGATATTAGTAATTACCTGATTAAAACTACCTGGTCAGGAGATAACAGCCAGGCGGCGCGGAAGCTGGAATTTTCCATTGCCTATAATACACCAGATAAAGATAAAAGTTTCCAGGCATTAGATCTGAAGCTGGGCGGCTATGTATATCTCTTTTACAGAGATACAGATACAAGTGATGAAGCGGAACTGTTTGAAGGACGTATCTTTTACCGGAAACGTTCTTCAAATGGCTATACCATGGAATTTACCGCCTTCGACGATCTGATCTATTTGGCCAAAAGCCAGATCAGAGCCGTCATAAAGGGAAAGGTGCCTGAGGCCATTAGCCAGGTATGCAGTGAAATAGGCATTTCTGTAGGTACGCTTCCGGATAACCTGACAGCAGAAGTGAACTTCCTGGCCGATGATAAGAGCGGGACAGAAGCACTGCGTATGATCTTGGGATTCCAGGAAACGGCAGACAAGGCGGCAGGATCGGAAACGTCCTATTTGCCTGTCTGTATATCCGGAAAAATTAATGTGGTAAAAAAGGGCGAACTCATCGAAGGCTATACAGCGACGGCAGACACCAACGTTATAGGTACGGAACATAGTGAAAGCATAGAAGGAATGGTAAACCGTATCAAAGCCGTAGATGATACCGGTGAAGTATGTCAGATGTTTGAAGACATAGACGACACGCAGCACTTCGGCACCATTCAGAAGATCTACAAGATGCAGGCGCCTAAGGCTGGAGAAACCGTGGACAACGCAAAAGCGGCGCGGGGAAAGCTGGTAAAGCAAAAGGACGAGTCAAGTCTGAAAGGGCTGGGCTACGTGCAATGCATATCAGGATATGCAATAACTGTACAGGAAGAGCAATTACAAGGGAAATTTTATATACTGACAGACTCTCATACCTTTGCCAATGGCCAGCATGACATGAGCCTGACCTTGCAATATATGCCAGAAACACCGGAAACACCGAATATTAAACAGACGGACTATAAAGCACCGGTGTTTAACAGTTCAAGTGGTAAGATGCAGGGCAATAGAGGAATATCTAACGGTTCGTTAAACGTAGACGCTGGCATTAGTGCCGGCTGGGAAGCCTGGGGGAATCAAACTATGGAAAACGGGCCGGAGGGATGCGCAGAATTTGCTACTAAGATGGGAAGTTATTACAGCCCATTCCTGGCACAGGAAGCCAACGGTAAAGTTGTAGGCTGTGACCAGCTCGTAGCCGACGCTGATGCGGCAGGCCTCTTGTCTTATGACACGAGAGACCTGCAGAAAGGCGACGTAATTGTCTATGGAGATAATAATCACGTCGTCATATATGATGGCCAGGGCGGTTACTATGGCAATAGTACAAGCCGGAACGTCACAGTCCATGACAGTCCATATACAGACATGAGCGGTCTGAGTGTAACGAAAGTAATTAAAACCAGCAGGGGGTGAGATCATGGCCAAAACGGAAGACCCATATAAGGGACTAGTAGATATTACCAGACGGATTGCCATGGCCTCGTCACTGCAGCCATTAGCAAGAATTGGCGTCATTGTTACGCCGCCACCGGCGATTACTATCAAAGTAAATGGCTATACCATCGATAGCAGCTATGTATACATAGATGACTATTGGATACCGGGACATACACGTCACATGGTAGGGGAAACAGCAAACCGGGCCGGTGGATCGGGAGAGGCACAATATGAAAGTCACAACCATCCTATCGATAATGATGAAAGTCTCACGGACACCTGGAAAGTGGGAGATAAGGTATTACTGATACCCATTGCAGACGACGATAACAGGACGGTTGTGCAGTACGTCGTATTATGCAAGCTGAAAAGATTGGATGGGAACTAATATGGCGAATCCATTTGTAACAGGACCGGCAGAAACACAGACTACAGCTGCAGATTTGCCGGAATTCGTGGAATTTGACTATGATTTTGAAAAAGATAAATTTAAAATCAACGCAGACGGCAGTCACCAGTTTGTCAGGAAGAACGAAGCCATTAAGGTATGGGTACTGCATACACTGCGAGTAGAACGGTATCGTTACTTGGCCTATTTTGATGACTATGGAATCGAACTGGATCCATTTGTTGGGACCGGTCCGAATGACAGCCAGCGGGCAAGCGAGCTTTACCAGTATATTAAGGAAGGAATGCTGGTAAATCCGTACATCTTGGGCGTGACAGCTGTATCGACGGTACGGGACGGCAAGAAAATCACGATGACGCTCGATTTGGATACGGTTTACGGAAGTACCTCTGTGGGAATCGAGGTGTAAAAGAGAATGTTTGAAGCCGAAACGAGAGCCACCATACTGGAAAGGCTCAAATCATATTATGACGAAGCAAAGGGAAGCGATGCCAGCGCAGTTGAAGGAACCTTTTCCTTCGACACGTTAGCAGCGAACGCGAAAGAGTTTGAAAAGGCCTACGCTGAAATGGATCTGATGATGGATGCCGCCTTCCCACAGACAAGCTGGGGCATTTATCTCGACCGGCTGGCAGATGAGCTGGCAGGATTGTCCAGAAGAGCTGCAACACCGGCAGTGGTTACGCTATCCATTACCGGCACCGCTGGCGTAACCGTTCCGGCTGGCTCATTATTCGCAACAGCCAGCGGCACGAACTTTGCCACCGATGAGACAGTGAAGCTGGACGACAAGGGCACTGGCACTGTAAAGGCTACAGCACAAAGTACCGGATCGGGCGGCAATGTGGCAGCGGGAACAATTACGGTTATCCCTGTCAGCATTTATGGCGTATCGAAAGTCACGAATGAAGCGGCTGCCTATAACGGGTACGAAGAAGAAACTGACGGGGCCTTGTTGGAACGGCTGCTGTTCGCAGTGAGACAGCCAGCCACATCTGGCAATGCATACCATTACATTGAGTGGTCCACATCGGTCAGCGGTGTTGGTGCTGTCAAAGTGCTGCCGCTCTGGAGTGGCAACGGGACCGTCAAAGTTATCGTTGTCGATGCCAATAAAGACACGCCTAGTGAAGACCTGCTGCAAAAAGTGCGGGATACCATCATGGAGAACGCTCCAATCGGGGCGACTGTGACTGTCACAGCACCTGTTTTGAAAACGGTCAATGTAGCTCTCAAGGTAACCGACGGGACTGGCAATGCGGATGCCATCAAAGCGGCTCTGACAAAATATTTCAAGGCCAGCGTGTTCGGCACAAACTACACTACGCAGAAGGAAACTGACACGGTGACCATCTCTTATGCCCAGATCGGCCGTATCATCCTGGATAACTCTGATACGACCGGTGTAAACGATTATGATAATCTGACGATTAATGACGGTACAGATAACATCATCTGTGCGGTGGATAATCTTCCTGTAGTTGGGACGGTGACGCTGACATGAGTGATCATAATTGGATGCGGCAAAGCATTGTAGATATCCTGCAATACCTGCCGGCGTTTCTGGCTCACAGCCAACAGTTCGAAGCCGCAAACGATGCGGACAGTAAAGAGCATGACACCATTCGGGTTAATTTGCAGGACGTGCTGGATCAACTCTATGTGAACACTGCTACATGGGGGCTGGATAGATGGGAAGAGCTGGTAGGGCTGCCTACCGACAAAAATAAAGACATTGTTCGGCGGCGAGCAGCTGTGCTGAATAAATTGCAGCCGGCAAGCAGCGTTACTGAAAAATTTCTTAAAGAAATCGTGAACACATACATTGCAAACCGCTCGTGTTCGGTAAAAAGCATCCCAGAAGATTATTCCGTGGAAATCGAATACGATGGCGGCCAGGTCAATGACTTCCATGCATTGGTGGATGCAGTGAGAACGTATATCCCCGCTCATCTTGGATTTTTGGTCAACAATGCCATGAATGAGAACCCAGTCATGGCAATAGTAAGGGAAACATTCGACCAGGAAGAGCTGACAGAAGAAATCAAACTGTTGCCAAATGGTAATGCACCTGGCTATGTTGCCATCTTTGCAATCAAAACCATTGACACAGATATTTTCCCAGCCGAGTTTGACGAAAAATCAGGCGGGAGCTGCTATCACATTTGCTGTGGAAGCGTTTTCGATGAGGAGGTGTTGGCTGAATGAGCTTAGAGACAAACAAGTATTATCTAACGAACCGTGGGCAGGAAATTTTAGGCGGAGCAATTTCTGGCACGCCCATTAATGTATCTGCTGTAAAAATTGGCTCAGATGCATTGCCAAGTGATGAGGAATCAGTACGGGCGATGACTGCACTCACAGCTGTGCAACAGACATTGCTCATTAATGGCATCGTAACGCAAAAAGGTGAAGCAAGGATTACTGTAGTAATTTCCAATGATAAAGTCACCACCGGTTATTATGCCAGGGCAATCGGGGTATATGTTATTGACCCCAAGATGAATGCAGAAACGCTATTTGCAGTTTCTGCTCTTGATGATAGCTACATCCCGGCTTACGGCATTTCCGCTAAAGTCAATCAGATTTACACAGTCCATATTGTCATTGGCGACGCACAGGTAACTGTTGTGGGTGATGGGGATTTGTACTTGTTAAAAAAAGATGCTCTGACGATTGACAGGATTTACCCGATCGGGATGGTTATCCCTCTTCTGGGAGATAATGACCCGAACAGCCTGTGGCCGACCACGCAATGGGAAAAGATGGCAGAAGGTATGGCGATGATCAGCGCCGGTGAAACATATACATCCGGCGCAACCTATGGAGCTAATGAAGTGACCATTGAAAAATGCAACCTGCCAAAAGTCAAAGTGGATATCACTACGGAGGATGCAGGGGATCATACGCATCCTTCATTAACAGGAATCAGCGAAGCCGGTTTTGATGTCACAAATGGCGGCGGTGATTCTGATGGTGGTGACCCGCTGCGTATTGCTGTAGGTGATAACCGGCCATATCACAATAACCGATATTCAGCCACCACCGACCCAGCTGGCAAGCATAAACATAAAGGGACTACAGATTATCTGGGCGATGGCCAGGGGCTCAACGTCATGCAGAAATCTGTTGCAATCAATCTTTGGAAGCGTATTGCTTAAGGAGGCAAAATGGGTAAATTTGTTATTACAGAAAAAGGAAAGGCGCTGCAAGCCAAAGTGTTTGCCGGCAAGTGTAAATATGCATTTACAAAAATCGCTGTAGGCAATGGTACATCAACATCATCTGACGATTATGTAAGGCGCAATGACTTGGTGGCACCGAAGGCAAATATCCCAATAAAATCGGTTACTGTAGATGGTGCCGGATGCGAGGTAAAAGGTCTGATGACCAACAGCGACATCAACGAAGCTTTTTACGTCAGAGAAGTGGGACTCTTTGCGGCAGATCCTGATGATGGTGAGATTATGTTTTGTGCGCATTATTATGATATGCCTATGCCTATTGATGCCGCCTCTAGTGGCAGCTACACAAAAGAATTCACGTTCCGGACTGGAATTGAATCTGCTGACAATGTCAATGTAACTGTGAACCCTGCTGGCATCGCCACGCAGGCACAGATTGTGGATTATTATAAATCAAGCTTTATCGCATTGCTCCCTGCACATTACGCAAGGAGTGTAGAATGGTCCGGATCAAAAAGCTCTATTATTGTGCCGAGCTACCTGACCGTAAATATCGGAAATCAGGGGTATGTGCATAATGGCGACAGAACTATCGACATCACGCAACCAGCGAGCTGGGACGATGCGACGCTTGCAGATGCCGCGAATCGAAAAGGAAAAGATTTTTACATTTATGCGTGTCGGCCGGCAGATGGGACCTCTGTTCCGCACCTTATTTTGTCAGCAAACAGCACAGTCCCTGACGGCTATACGGCAACCTACAGCCGAAAGATTGGCGGCTTCCATTGCCTCTGCGCAGATGTTGGGACCATATCTGATAATCTGATGTCCGGATATTCCGCCGGTGACATTATCCCCACGACGCTTTGGGACTTGAAGCATCGCCCAGTCTCGTCCCCAGAAGGGATGTTCTACGCAAACGGCAGATGGTTCGATATCTACCTGTGCAGCTGGGACGGGGCGAAGTTGGTATCCAAATACAATGCAGTTGTGGCCGACGGCGAAAGCACAAAGAGATTCAGCGGTATCGGATTCGCGGAAGAACTGGCTAAAATTGGAAAGCATCTTCCGTCTTATGACGATTTCGTGCATTTCGCAAAAGGCGTGCCAGAACTCCGGAATATCAAGGACTCTGCTGATCCAAATACTACTGGCGGTCATGTTAATACCGACAATCAGCGGATCATTAGCAGCTATGGTGCTGAAGATGTTGCCGGCGTTCAGTGGCAATTCCTTTCTGACCTTTTTGGCTCAGATTTCTCGTCCAATTGGAATCATGATTCAGTTTACAACAATCGCAACCTTGGCATTGATGTGGACCGCGGTTCCTGCTATGGTGGATGCTTGAGGCGGTTGCTCGCGGGCGGCGATTGGGGCGATGGCTTGAATTACGGGTCGCGCGCTGCGCTTGTCGCTAATTGGGCGGCGGATGCGTGGGGCGTCCTTGCGGCGCGTGGTGCGTCTGAGCCGTTGGCCGTTGGGCTGTGACCGAGGCGCGAAGCGCGGAGCGCGAAACAAAAAGCAATCAAATATGGGCAAATGGGCACACGGTTGCTCGCAGGCAGCAATTGGGACGATAGCTCGAATTGCGGGTCACGCACTGCGAATGTCAATAATTGGGCAGCGAATGCGTGGGACAACAATGCGGCACGTGGTACGTCTGATACGTAGAAATAGTATAGTGAACCCTGAACACTTGGATATAATGCGTCCAGCTAACCCTACGGCTGGTCCATTTGCCCTGGCGGAACGCCAAAACACACAACAGGGGTCCCTCTTTATTAGTAAAATCATGAGTATGAAAGTTAGGAGGAACAATTTTATGAAAAGACACGGTAATTTGTATCAGCAAATCATAAGCCGTGAAAATATAGAAATTGCGGCCCAGCGTGCCAGAAAGAGAAAGACTTGGCAGCGGGCTGTGAAGAAGTTCGATGAGCATAGGGACGAAAGGGTGATGGCCATACATGATATGCTTGCCAATCATACATTCCGAACCGCCCAGTATAAGACAAAGGAGATTTTTGAGCCGAAGAAACGCACTATTTATATTTTGCCATTCTACCCGGACAGGATAGTGCAGCACGCGATCATGAATGTTTTGGAGCCTATATGGGACGGCCTGCTCGTCGAAACCTGCTATTCATGCAGGAAGGGGAAGGGCCAGCATAAAGCGAGCGCCAGGTGCATGAAGTACGTCAAGCGGTATGAGTTTTGCTACCAGTTTGATATCCATAAGTTTTATCCATCTATAAACCACGAAATTCTCAAAAAGATTATTCGAAAGAAAATCAAAGACAAGGGAGTCTTGTGGTTGCTGGATGAAATCATAGATAGCAACCATTCCGAAACCAATGTTCCGATAGGTAACTACTTATCGCAATGGTTTGGAAATATCTATATGAACGAGCTGGACAGGCTGATAAAAGAGGCCCTTAAAATCGGACCATATGAAAGATATTGTGATGATTTCTTGATATTTGGGGACAACAAAGCAGAAATGCGGCGGCAAGGGGATATTATAGAAAAATTTCTCAACGACAAGTTGCGGCTCACACTTTCAAGGAAAAGTCTATTTCATACTTATCAGGGCGTCGATTTCATCGGGTACCGGCACTTCCATAACGGCAAGCTCTTGGTGCGGAAACGGACCGCAAAGAAAATAAAGCGGAACATCAGGGCGTTAAAATAGAAGTTGACGAATGGCAGGATAGAAAAAGACCGTGCCCGGTCTACTGTGGGCAGTGTGCATGGTTGGCTCTGTCACGCCAATACTCATAATCTTTCCGTGTCGCTCCAGTTAAAGGAACTAAGGGAGATGATAGACAATGCATAAATTTTCCGATTTTGCGAAGCCTGCTATGCTTGATGGGCAAAAGATAAAAATCAGCGAACTGTTTAACAAGCCAATTGCCGTCATGGGTGCAAAGATTACTAAGAGCAAAGTTAACAATAGCGAATGTCTCCAACTGCAAATTCGAATGGAGGAAAAGAACTATGTTTGTTTTACTGGCTCTACGGTGTTGATTCAGCAGATTAAAGATAATATGAATGAAATACCATTTGAAGCTACCATTACTACGGTTGGCAGTGCTTACCAGTTTACATAAGGAGGTTAATTATGGTTGGGTATCCTAAAAATTTAAACACAAGGGCTGACTATGAATTTGTAAGAGCAAATTTTTCAAAAGAAGATTTCCGCCAGGATTTTCAGAACCTGCTTGATACTATGGGCGACTGGTTCAATATCGGCAAGTTGTCTTCAGGAGAGCAGGGTAAAACAGACAAGACGCACAAAGTTGTAAAAGACGAATCAGGGGATTCTTACCAGTATGAGTTCAAGGAGAACCCTAATTGCCGCATGTTTCAGCTTGGCTATACAGAAGAATATGTTAAGAATATTTTGGCTTGATGGCAAAGGGGGATAAATAGTGGATTGGTGGCAGATTCTTTTAGCAGGCGTGCCGTCCTTGTTTTCAGGCATCCTGTTGTATGAGTGGGAACAGCAGCGTAAACGCATTAAAGAGCAAGAGAATGAAAAGGAAGTACGAAATGAAGCTTTGGTCAAGGGAGTGCAAGCACTGCTGCGCGACCGCCTTATCACCGGGATGGAGACATGCCTTGAAAAAGGATATGCTCCAATTAATACGGTAGAAATCATGGGCTCCATGTATGCCGCATACTGTGACCTTGGAGGGAACGGTATTGTAAGCGGAATCTATAAGCGCTTTAGCAGCCTTCCGCACAAGCTTCCGGACGACGTGTAAGGCGGTGGTGGAGTTGTTCCAGTTTGAAAAAATTGATATCGAAAACATTCTAGTCATTATTGCTCTTTCAGCGAGCCTGATAATGGCTATTTTTTATGGGCTCGATAATTTGGCCATGAGCATTGTGACCGGCCTTTTGGGATACATCGGCGGCACAATCAAGGGCTCCACACCGAAAGGAGGTGACAATAAATGAACGTATTTATTAATCCTGGCCATGCACCCAATGGCAATCCGGACCCGGGCGCGGTGAACGACAATACTGGGCTGCGTGAGTGCGATGTAGCACTGGCAGTGGGTGACCTTGTTGCTCACTATCTCAAGGCTGCTGGTGTAGGGGTGACGAACGTCTTCCAGTGTGACAGCCTGGAAGAAATCTGCAATCAGGCTAATGCCAGTGGTGCAGATCTTTTCATCTCTATCCATTGCAATAGCTTTGCTGATCCGGATGCAAAGGGTACAGAAACATGGGCATGTGCGGGCAGCTCTGCCGGTCATGCTCTGGCAGGTTGCATCCAGAATCAGATTGTTGATGCACTGGGCACTGTAGACCGCGGCGTTAAAACGGCTACGCCCGGTGTCAATGGTCTCTATGTACTGACTAATACCGATGCTCCGGCGGTCCTTGTTGAGCTGGCCTTCATTTCCAACGATGAAGATGAACAGCTGCTGGTGAAAAAGCAGGACGACTTTGCCCGGGCAATTGCCAGAGGTGTAACGGACTATGAATGCAGCATCCAGTAACCGTATGCTGCGAAAGTTGAAAAGGAGAAAATCATGAGTAAATGGACTGATGTGAGAGACAATATTGTTGATGCGCTGAATGTCGATGTCGTGACCGATGAACTGAAAGACCAGGTCACCAACACTCTGCTGGAACAAGTTATGCCAATCATTGAAAATGCCGTAGATGGCTTTTCTGAAAAGGTGAAGGCACAGGCTCCTCAGGAATCCGGCTGGTGCCGCGTCCGTGATGGCATCGTTCTGCCGCTGGTCATGGAAGGGCTGGTGTTTGTGGTAAAGACCGTACTGACGAAAGCAACGGCGGAGAACGCAAAAGAAGACACTGCCAAGGGTGTATGAAATCGAAGATTGATGATATAATAAAGGCATAGCCGTGTCTTGTGCTATGGCCTTTATTTTCATGCGACTTCCCGCCGGATCCGGACTGTAAAAAAGTCCTGTGATACCAGTACGGTGAGGTTCGTATGTGGTATGGGTAAGTTCACCACATGAAACGCCTGCAGCATTTTGTTGCAGGCGTTTTTTTTGAATAGGCGAAGCGTCAAAGCTCTATAGGCTACCACCTGTGGGGATTGGGGTGCAGTTCACTCTAGGAGGCAGCAGGAGGAACGAGAAAATGGCAAAAGAACGAGATGAAGATTTGTTGTGTCCAGTTTGCAAGAAACATTATTTTGAATTTTATGGTGATTTTGATGAATGCCCTATTTGTGGCTGGACGAATGACGTTGTTCAAAAAGATAAGCCGGACTGGGAAGGTTGCGGTAACGACATGAGCTTGAACGAAGCCAGAGAAGCCTATAAAAACGGAAAACCCATAGAATAAAATGAGGCGTTGCATATGTATCAAGAAAAGCTAAGAAAAACTAAGAAAAACACTGAAAACATATCGGGACGATAAAAAATGGCTGGATGATCTCATGGGACTTGTTGACACGGAAGATGAGGCCGAAGAACTATTATATGCCATTGACCATGGCTGGGCTAATACTCCGGGAGAGATGGTAATATATCTTGCTAGAATAAAAAACAACGCCCCATTTGAAGACGGAGAAGACAACTAGATAAAATCGTAACACCGACCACCTGCAGAAATGCAGGTGGTTTTTTCATGCCTTTACATTTTCCTTCTCTGTGCTATAGCAATCAATAGTTCATCAACCAATTGCGAGGTGATTGCATCAATCCATCATGTCAGGAGTTATCCTAAGAGACGTGGCGTTGAAGGGGAACAGCAGTATATACGCTGTCGTTGTCCCTAATTTTACATACTTACAGTCGTTACGGTTTGCTCTTAACGACTTTTTTTATAATATCTTTTACGATTTGCGTAGCCGGCGTCACGAATTGTTGTTTTTGCGTGGCAAGGCCGATCGTGCGATACGGGTTATTTTGAATATCTAAAATTTGGATATTGCCGTGAACCAATTTTAAAACGAGAGAAGGCAATATGCTGATTCCAAGGCCGCTTTCCACTAACGCGACAATAGACGAGTCGTTAGCCAGCGTATGGGGCGAAAACAAGGGGATATGATTGGCGGAGAAGAAAGGCTGAATATCGTACGTATAACCTCCCGGCGAGGCGACGAGATTATAGTTGGAGATTTCTTCAATTGTAATGAGACCTCTTTGTTTAAACGTATATTCTAACGGGGCAATGCAGACCATTTTATCTAAATACAGGGTTTCGTAATCCAATGTATCCGTTTGTATAGGAGGCAAAAAGGAAATATCCAGCGTACCGTTTTTCATATTGCTTTCCAATTCCGGGTATTCGCCTTCATGAACGATAAGCTGTATTTCCAAGTGATTCTTTTTCAGTTCCTGGAAGACTGAGGGAAGCCAGTAGCAGCATGTACTGTTGTAGGTGCCGATATGCACTACGCCATGCTGTATATTCTGCAGGATTTCTAATTCTTTATGTATTTTTGAATGTAATGCCAAAAGATTTTGAATTTGCGGCAATATTTCCCGCCCATATGTAGTAAGGATGACATTGTTTTTCGAACGGATAAATAAAGGAAATCCGACGTCTTTTTCCATTTTAGTAATGGCGTGACTGATGGCCGACGGGCTTAAATACAGGCTGCGGGCTGCTTTTGAAAAATTTCCTGTCGTTGCTACGGCGTTGAATATGCGATACGAAGAAAGTTCCAT